CTGCATCCGGCGAGGGTGTTTTTGGATATGGGAAACAACGGCGCGGGAGTGTATGACATCTTAAAAGACCGCGGATATGGGAAAATTGTGCGCGGGGTTAATTTTGGAGGCAAGGCAATCAATGACGACCGTTACTTCAATAAGCGCGCCGAAATGTGGGCTTTGGCAAATGAGTGGTTGAAAGATGAAAACATTGTGCAGCTTGTCAACGATGACGAGTTGCTGGACGATTTATGCAGCGTCAATAAAGGTTATGACAACCGCGGGCGTTTGCAATTGGAAAGCAAAGACAAGGTAAAAGAGCGCATCGGACGTTCGCCGGATAAGGCGGATGCGTTTGTGCTGACTTTTGCCGAGCCGGTGTATGATAACGGCAAAATTCAAACAGTGGGAATTAACAACACGGCGATTGAAAATTTGTTCGCCGTAAAAAAGGATATGGGATGGTAAAAATGCAAAAAGCAATAATGGACAGGATATTCGTGAAAGAAGACGCGCCGAAACAGGGCGCGTTTTTAATTGAGGTAAACAACCGCACCAGAAGCGGCATTGTGCAAAGTGTGGGCGAACAGGTTAAGAGCGTGAAAGTTGGCGACCATGTGGTTTTTTGCGACTGGGCGGAATTGGATGCGCTCGACGGATTGACCGCAATCCGCGAAAAATATTTGTTGGGAGTTATAACGGATGAATGAATTAAAAGAAAAAATCGACGATGTGGACGAGGTCAAAAAGTGGCTTGATCGGATTACAAGTGCCGAGAAAAAATGGAACACTTATCATGACTTGATTAAGGAAATCCGCGACTATTACAAAAACGAAAAGAAGAAAAACAAGCAAAATATTTTCTGGTCGAGCGTGGAAACCTTAAAGCCGTTCATCTATTTTAAGCCGCCGGTGCCGTACGTTGAACGCAAAAGCAAGGTAAACAATCCGGTTGAGGATATGGCTTGCAAAATCCTCGAAAAAGCACTGACGCATAATTTGGAAGCGCAGGATTTTGACGGCGTGATTAAATATGCCCGCAACGATTTTATTTTAAGCGGATTGGGCTTGACGTATGAAAAGTATGTGCCGACCTTTAAGACCATTGTTGCGCCGGTAATCAACGAAAACGGTGTGCCGGTTATGCAAACAAGCGAGATTTTGGAAAGCGCGAAAATTGAAACGACCTATATTGATCCGAAAAATTTGTTGACCGATTGCAACCATGTGGCGGTTTGGGAAGATTGCGCTTGGGTGGCGCAGATTATCGAAATGACCAAGCAGGAAGTCATCGACCAGTTCGGCGAGGATATTGCGGCGCAGTTAATCGAGCGCGGATTTTCTATGCAAGAAGAACTTGACCGCCCGACGAAAGTATATCGCATTTGGGATAAATCCGGCAAGCGTATATTGTATTTGTCGCAAGAAGTTAAAGACAGATTTTTACGCATTGATGAAGATGTGTTGAAAATCGAGGGCTTTTATCCGTTCGCCAAGCCGGTATTTGCAACACTGGCAAACGACGGGCTTATTCCGACACCGGATTACAGCGAAATTAAATGTCAGCTTGACGAGTTGGACGGGGTTAATGCCCGTATGAAATTGACTATGCAGGCGTTAAAAGTCAGCGGCGCGTATGACGGCGCGTTTCCGGAGTTGGCGAATTTGCTTGATAAAGATGTGACGCTGATCCAGGTTTCCGATTTTGATAAAATCCGCGAAAAGGGCGGAATTGAGGGCTTTGTCGGGTTTATGCCGATAGGGCAATATATTGACGCATTGGCAGCCCTTGCCGAGCGCAGAGCGCAGCTTATGCAGGCGATTTATGAAATAACCGGCGTCAGCGATATTATGCGCGGCAATTCCGATCCGACGGAAACGGCAACCGCAGTCACTAAAAAAACAAACTTCGGCACACTCCGCAACCAAGACCGGCAAAACGATTTTCAGCGTTATTTGACCGATGTGTTGAAAATCAAAGCCGAAATATTGTGCGAAATGTTGACACCGGAATTGTTGGCGCAATATGCCGAGCCGAATGCACCGGCGGAAATCGTAATGCAGGCAATTCAGCTGTTAAAGACCGATAAAATCCGCAATTTGATGCTGGGTATTGAAACCGACACTTCGTTTATGCAAAGCGAACAGGCGGACAAAACATTGGAAGCGGTCAAAACCATCCACGAAATGATAACCGCCTCTTTTCAAGTTGTGAGTGCGCAACCGGCATTGTTGGGCTTGTATAAGCAGATGATTGACAGCGTGGTGGTAACGTTGCCGAACACACGGCAATTTACGGCAGCGATTGACGAAGCATTTACGCGGATTGAAAACGAATTGGCGCAACCGAGCGAGCCGGATGCCAAACAAAACGTCGAGGCACTTAAAGCGCAGGCGGATATGGCACGGGCGCAAGCCGAACAGGTTAAAAATGCAAATGAATTTGCCATAAAACAACGGCAAAATCAAATTAAAGAGCAAGATGTATTGCTTAAAAATCAGGTTGAACAGCGCAAACTTGACTTAACGCAAGAAGAAATGGACAGGCAAGATGCGTTGAAGCGGGCGGAACTCGCCATAAAAGGCGAAACCGACGAAAACATAACAACGGGAATGGTAAGAGGATTTTAAGCAATGTTTAAGGAATTTCGATTGCCGGACGGCACCATAGCGGAAAGCGTTGAAGACGTTGACCGCTACATAAAAGAAAATGATGCGGCTTTGGCAAGCGATTACAGCGACGGTTATTACAAAAACCGTCGTTTTTTTGAGGAAAAAGCACGGCGTGACAAGTTGCATGCCGACTTCATTCACAATTTTAAAAAGGAAATATGGTTAAATGACTGATTTAAGACAGCAATTAGAGGATGCATGGACTTCGGCAGATGAGCAAAGCTCCGCGCAACCGCAAACAGTGGCAACAAGTGAAAATAACAATGAGCCGGCACCTGCAGAGCCGACCGAGGTTATTACCGCACCGAACAGCTACAAACAAGAATATAAAGACAGTTTCAATCAACTGCCGACCGAATGGCAAAAATATTTGGCAACGCGGGAAAAGGAAGTTGAACAGGGATTGTCTAAAGCCCGCAATCAATACAGCTGGGTTGACAAAGTGTATAACGACCGCCGCGAGGCATTGGCGGCGCAAGGGTACAATTCGGCACAGGATTACATTAACGACCTTGTGCTTATATCCGACGCATTGGCCAAAGATCCGACGGCGACACTTGAGGCACTTCGGTCAAACTACGGTGTTGAGGCAAACGGGCAAGAAAATAATACCTTGCAAAGACAGCTTATGGCACTTCAACAGACGGTTAATCAGCAACAAAGCTATTTGAATGCACAACGGCAAGAAAGCATTGTAAACGCACTCAATGCGTTTATGAATGCCAAAGACGAAAGCGGCAACGCTAAGCATATTTATTTTGACGATGTGCGTGATGAAATGGTGCAGTTGCTTAAATCCGGTTTGGCGAAAGATTATGAGGACGCATACAATCAAGCCGTATGGCGGGTTGAAAGTGTGCGCAATAAAATGATTGCCGCACAGGCAAAAGCCGAACTGGAACAAAAGACGGCAACGGCGCAAAAAGCCAAAACCGCCGCATTTGAACCGACTTCAAAAACCGAGGGAACGCCTAAAAAGCTAAGTCTGCGCGAGGAACTTGAACGCAATATGGCTATGTTTGGAGAATAAAAATGGCAAATCCTAATTTTAATAAAGTGTTGACCACTACGCTTGAAAACAGAATGGGCGAGTTGGCCGACAATGTAACAAAAAACAATGCGCTTTTATATAAACTTGACAAGCGCGGCAATCGTCGTCCGTTTTCCGGCGGTACAAAAATCGTCGAAGAAATCAATTACAACGAGGGCGATAATGTTTGGTATTCCGGTTATGACGCAATTAACTTCACAAATCCGCAGTTGTTTACAGCTGCCGAATATGTGATGAAATTGTTGGCGGCTCCGGTTGGTGTTTCCGGCGAAGAATTGTTGCAGAACAGCGGCAAAGAACGCGTAATCGACTTGTTTGAGGCAAAAATCGACAATGCCGAAGATACTTTGCGTAACAAAATGAGCCAAGCCATCTATTCTGACGGCACCGGCTCGAACGGTAAGGAAATCGGCGGTCTGCAGTTGCTTGTTGCCGATGATCCGACCACGAGCACGGTTGGCGGAATTAACCGCGCTACCTCCGGCAATGAATTTTGGCGCAATAAAGCAAGCGTACAAACAAACGCTTTGACTACCGCGACAATTTACGGCGCAATGAATGATTTGTATCTTAAATGTTCGCGCGGTACCGATAAGCCGGATTTAATTGTTGCCGACGATACGTTGTATTCGCTGTATGAAAATTCATTGGTGGCACAGCAACGTTTTGTTAATGCCGAAATGGCAGAGGCGGGCTTCCAAAACCTTAAATTTAAGGGTGCGGATGTAATTTATGACGGCGGTGACGGTGGTTATTGTCCGGCAAAACACATGTATTTCTTGAACACCAAGTATTTGAAGTTGCGCCCGCATAAAGACCGCGACTTCAGACTTATCGGCGACAGAAATCGTGTTGCAATCAATCAGGATGCAATTTACGCAATCATCGGTTGGGCTGGTAACTTGACTATGAATAACGCAAAACTGCAAGGCGTATTGGTTGACGCTTAATTTTCGGGGGCGGCGTAAAAAACCGCCCCTTAATTTTTGAAAGGATAAAAAAAAATGGATTTGGATTATGAAATGTTTAACAGTTATATCAAAGGCAATCATGAAGAAAACAACGTTTTCGCGCGTTTTTACGATAAATGGATAAAGACGGCAGAAGTGCAAGAAAACGGAATGCCGAAATATGTGCAACGGCTTTATGTTGAAATTAAAGTCAAAGGTAATCCGGATATTGTCGATAAACTGGCAAACGAACGCGATTTTATTCGCTTTCCGCGCGAATATGCAATTTATAAAAATAAGGCGGAAAAAATCAAAGAGGGCACACCGCTTAATCAGTTTGCATTTTTGGATGTGCGGCAAATTGATATGTGTGACCGGTATGGAATTTGGACAGTTGAATCATTGGCGGGTTTGAGCGACGAACAGGCAAAAGAAATCAACCTGACGGATGAAAAAGCAAAGGCAATCAGTTTTATGGAATTTGCCAAACATAACGATGTGATTGCCGAATATGAGGAAAAAATCAAGAAGTTAAACGCGAAAATCGCTAAATTGGAAGATGAAAATAAGGCATTAAAAGCTAAAAATAAGGAGGAATAATGGCAAGCATTTTACAGATAGCGCAAGAGGCGGCGGACATTTGCGCCGTACAAAGGCCGAAAAATTTGATTAACTCAACGGCGCAGAATGACCAGCTTTTCGCAAGCGTTGTCAAATCTACGCTATCGAGTTTAATGCGACAAGCCGAATGGCAGGCAATAACGCGCGATGCGTCTTTTATGACGGTTGACGGGCAAAAGGAATATTTAATCGACAATATTGTGCCGGATTTTCATGCACTTGTTAACGGCACGTTGTATATTAAGGACAATATGCGGTTTGTTATCGGCGCGATAACCGAGGATAAATGGGCGCGGCTCAAACAGTTTCATTCGCCGGAAATCGACCTTATTTTCAAAATTCAAAACAACAAAATAAAGTTTTTGAAAAATCCGGGGTGCTTAAAATTGCACTTTACCTATAAATCGAATGCGATTTGTTATGATGCCGCAACCGAAGAGCCAAAGGCAGAAATAACGGCAAATACCGATATTCCGATATTTGATGAATATCTGGTTAAATTGGGTGTTGTTTGGCGTTGGTTGAAGCGCACCGGCTTAGACTATGCCGAAGAATACAACGAATATCAGCGCGAACTTAATAAGAGTTTTGCACAAAGTAAATCCGCCGGCGATATTCATTTGAACACCGGCACGGCATTATTTGACGATAGCGACGGAGTAATTGTAGATGTCAATGTATCAGGTAAATCGTTCTGTTAAGTCAAAAGAGATAACATTACCGGCTCCGATTATGGGGTTAAACCGTAAACAGCCGCTTTCGGCAATGGAGCCGCTATATGCGATAACAATGGATAATTATATTCCGCTTGACAGCAAAGTCGAACTGCGTCCGGGGTATACCGAATATGCAAATTTAGGCACGGGAACGGGCGGAGTGCAAACATTGGCGGCGTATCATTTGCCGAATAATGACCGCTTTTTTGCCGTATATAACAATAAAATTTGGAATATAACGAGCAAAGGCAATCCGGAAAACGACATGGGGATTACGCTGAGCGACAGTTATTGTCAGACGGTGCAATATAAGAATTATCTGTATTTTATGAACGGCGCAGACACGCCAAAGGCATTTTATATTGATAATAACAATGTCGAGCACATTGGCGATTGGGGCTTTACCGGCACAAATTTAACGGCTTCAAAGATTATTGCGGGCGCGGTCAGCAAAGAGTTTTTGTGGTTTGTTGAAAAAGAAAGTTTAACAGCGTGGTATACGGCGCAAGCGGGCAATATATCCGGCACGCTTAATAGCTTTGATTTGTCGCAGTTTGCGAAATGGGGCGGTCATTTGGTCGCGATTGCAAACTGGACAATCGACGGCGGCACCGGCATAGATGATTATACGGCTTTCATCACCTCCGAGGGCGAAATATTTGTTTATGCCGGTACTAACCCGAACGATGCGGAAAATTGGGAGCTTAAAGGCACATATAAAATCAGTAAGCCGATCGGGTATCGCGCTATAATGCAATATCAGGGCGATATTATCATAATTTGCCAAGACGGATATTTTCCGATGGGAAAAGCACTTGCGGCGGCAAATGCGGGCGACAGTTTGGTAGCGTACAGCGATAACATCCGCGGGCTTGTGATTGAACGCACCGCCATGAATGCTCAAAAAAGAGGGTGGCAAGGTGTTATTTACAATAAAAAAGGATATGCAATATTTAATGTGCCGGTCAGTTCACAATTTGAACAGCACGTAGTTAATATTGCTACTGGTGCATGGTGCAGATTTGTAAATATCCGTGCGCTTTGTTGGTGTATTTTTCAGGATAGCTTATATTTTGGTTCGGATTGGCAAGTATTTAAGTTTGATGCCGGCAACAGCGATAATGGCACCAAAATCGAGGGAATGGTACAGCAGGCATATAATGATTTAGGCACAGCCGGAATTAAGAAAATATCGTTGTTAAATCCGCGCACAGCTTCAAGTGCGCCATACGAATTAACCGTATATACCGATGTTGATTATCGCGAGCGTAAATTGGATTATGTGGAAAATATAGGTTATACCGGCGGTTCGTTGTGGAATGAGACACCATGGTCAACAACACAAGATCAGATTTCATTTTGGGCAACCGAAAAAGCGGCGGAAATTCAAAGTCAATGGATAATGAACAGCGCGGTTGGAGTTAAAGCCAGTGTCGTATTTAAGACAAAAACAAACGGCATTTTGATTGATTGGTACGAGACAGGAATACGTTATGAAGTCGGAAGCGGGATTATATAGGATTAAGCCCGATTGCGGCGGCGTTATTATGAAATGGATATGCGACGGCTTGGGCGAAGATACGGATTGGGTTGGCGATAGTTATACTTTCGGGATTGAATATCGCGGGCAAATAGTCGGCGGAATAATTATGAATAATTATCGCAAAGATTTAGATGTGTGGCTGACGATTTATTCAACAAGCCCGCATTGGTGCAGTAAAAGCGTGTTAAAATACATATTTACGACTTGTTTTGAAACGCTGAATTGCAAAAGAGTAAATGTTTTCGTGAGTAAAGATAACCAAAAAAGTCTTAACCTTTGCACGCGCTTAGGGTTCAAAAAAGAGGGGTTACTTCGACAATACCGAGAAAACGGACAGGATTGTTTTATTATGGGAATGTTAAAAAAGGAGTGTAAGTGGTTATGAGCAAAAGTATTGGAAAAGTTTTTAAAGCAACGCCACTCGGGCAGATTGTAAACGGTATGACTAAGTCTTTATCAAATGGCACTAAAGTTTCGTATGACGGAGCACCAAACGACGATTATGCACGCTATTTGGCGCAATATGATACAAGCAAGGTTGATAATACATTAAGCAATCTTCAAGACTATGCGTTGAGGCAAAGTAAAAATTTAGGCAATCTTAATTACAATATGCCGACAATCAGCAAAAGCGAATGGAATGTGCCACAAGTTCGCGAAAGCGACTGGAATTTTAACACTGCGGATCAGGATTGGTATATGCCGACCGTTAACAAAAAAGATTGGTATATGCCGAAAGTTAGCCGGAATGATTATGTTTCGCCGGAGGTTAATCGTGATGATTGGACTTATGATGTAAACGCCAGCGAAAAGGCAAGACAGCAAGCGCAGAACGCAACATATAATTCGTATATGGATAGGTTAAATCCGCAATTTGAACGGCAAACGGCAGATTATGCGACAATGTTGCAACAAAAGGGGATTCCGATTGGTTCGGAAGCATACGACCGCGCCATGAGCGATTTGCAAGACCGGCAGAATGCGGCAGTTAATCAGGCGGCATATCAAAGTGTTTTGGCCGGACAAGATGCGTATAGTCAATCATTGGCTGACCAGATTGCGGCAGGAAACTTTAATAATAATGCGGTCAATAGTTATTATAATACTACTTTGGCGGCGAATCAGGCGCAAAATCAAGCGCAAAATGATTATCTTAATGCCCAGTTGGCGGCGAATCAGAATAAAATTGCCTTTAATGATGCACAGTTGGCAGCGAATACAGCTCGCGAGGCCTATGCGAATGCATTGCTTAGAGATAATGACGCACGGGCGGCATTCTATAACGCACAAGCAGGCGCAAATGATGCCCGCTCCGGATATATTGACGCACAAAATGCGGTCAATAATGCACAATCGACGCTTATGGCGCAAATTTTGGCGGCATTGGGCGGAGCACCGAACGAATACGATATTCAGGGCGATATTTATGCGGCAAGAGCAAATAAAGCGGCAAATGAGTATGCAACACGTCAGCAGACGGTGGCAAACCGTGCAAATTTAGTCAACGGCTTGTTGGGTGCGGGTGCCAAAGTTGCCGGCGCATTGATTTAGGGAGTAAAAAAGATGTGGAAAAACAATATGCAAACAATCGCGAACATCGGCACACTGACAAGACCGCAGTTTCGCAATATGCCGACGCTTGACTTGGCGGGGGCAGTTGATAGCTATTACGATGCCAAAAATGCGGCAACGCAAAGAGAATTGGCACGGCAACAGCGCGAGAAAATGAACGCACTTGCCGACGAATTGACGGCACAACATCCGGAAGAGGCGGCGCGGATTGCCGTTGATCCCGCGGCATTTGCAAACTATTTGGACGAGCAAGCGAAAGCCGAGCGCGACCAGCAGTATAAATTGGATTATTTGAACAAGCAATTCAACAATTCGGTGGCGTTGGCTGACCGGCAAAATGCAAACTCAATCGGCTTGGCGCGGGTAAAGCAACAACTGGCAAATCAGGCGGCAAGCGAGGAAAAAGCCGCAAGAGCCGCACAACTTGACGAAGCGTTAAAAATCGGCAGAATAACGCCAGAAGAATATAACTTGATTAAACGGCGCGAGTTGTTGGGCGATATTGCGAACGGTGGCGGAGTTGCGCCGGACGGTGTGGCATTAACCGGAAATAAGGCATTTGATGATGCTTATATGAAAGAAACCGGAAAAAAGACCGCACAAATAAAACAAGCGGAAGCCGATGCGAAAAGTATGGAGCCGGCATTATTGCAAGCAATGGACAGAGCAGCCAAAGCCGCAAAAAATGGAACAGGTGTCGGGTTTATCGGCGGAACGGCGGCAAACTGGGGATTAAATCCGTTACCGAATGCAGGCGCAAATTATGCCGATATTCAAAGCGCAAATACACAAATGAACACTTATTTACGTAAACAGTTAGCAGCTACCGGATTGACCGGTTCGGAATTAAACAGCGCAGTTGAAGCGCAAGCATATCGGTATCAGATAAATCCGACCGATAGTGAAAGCGTTATCAGACGTAAATTGCAAAACTTTGTCGCGGATAAGTTGCCTAAAAAAGAAGCACCAAAAATTTACGGTACTTCGCAACCGATTAAAAACGGCGGCGGACTGCAAAAAGGGCAGAAAATCGGCGGTTTTACAGTTATAGGAGTGGAATAGATGAAATTTACGGTACAGGCACCGGACGGGCGCAGGGTTACGCTGGAGGGCGACCATACACCGACGGAGCAAGAATTAAATCAGGTGTTCGGAATTTCCGAACAGCCGGCAGAGACGCAAAATAAAAACTACGCACTCGGTAAACTCGGCACGATTGACCGCGGTTTGACTTTCGGTTTGGGACGTAAAGCGGGCGGATTGATTAACGCAATCGGAAGTTATCCGGTTAACCGTATCGCTGAATTGGCAGGTGTTAAAAATACGCCGAGTTTTTGGGATGAATACCATAATATAGTTGATCCGACAATGCAGGCAATCAATGAGTTTCACGAAGACAGACCGGTTGAAGCAACCGCGCTTGAATTGGGCGCAGGCATATTTAATCCGGCAAATAAACTCGGTGTCGGATATATTGCCAAAGGCGGAAGTTTAGCAAATAAAGCCGCACGGGCTGCCGGTGTTGGCGGAAGCGTTGGCGGAATTGCGGGCGGTCTTAATGTGGAAAATACCGATGATGTTGTGCCGTATGCTATGGGCGGAGCGGGCGCAGGCGCAGTATTGGGCGGAACGTTGCCGATAGCGGCAAACAGAACGGGTGCGTTGTATAACAGCTTAAAACGCATTGTTGCGCCGGAAGCAAGTGTTGTCGGAAAAGCGAGCGGATTAGGCAATATCGTAAAAGATAATGAAAGCGTACGCGCCTTAAATCGCGGTATTATGGCAAGCGATGACGTGGCAGCGCAAGTTTTGCAAGAAGCACCGAGCGAAATGGGACGGCTTAATGAAGAATTGACCGACATATTGGATAAAACGACCGGTCGCAAACTTAATATTGAGGGCGCAAAGCAAAATGCCGATGAAGCATATAAAAACTATGTAGCACAAAATGCCGATTATCCGGTTTATACGACGGAGGAGCCGGTAAAAGAGGTAAGTCCTTTTGAATTGTTGGTAAACAGCCGCGCATATAATAAACTTGATAATCAAACCAAAAGCGAACAGGGTAAAAGTCTGTTGGCGTTTTTGAAAAGTAAAGGCGGAATAAGAAATACCGGCGGCGAATTAACCGGCAGAGATTTACATATTGGATATCCGGGGTTAGTTAACAATAAGGGGTTAACGCTTGATGATGCGGCCTTGTATGCTTGGGAACACGGATATTTACCGGGTGAGGCGGATTATTCCGGTGAAATTGGAAGACCGTCAATAAATAAATTGCTTGAGGCAATCGATGACGAAATGCACGGTATTAAGCATTTTAGCGAACAAGAAGCATCAAACGCATTTACCGGATTGAAGAATCAACAAGATAGGGTTAACCAGTTGGCCGAAGAAATGGATATGCTTGGTATTGATTATAGCAAAATGACGGCAAAAGAGGCCGAAAATGCCTATAATAATGCCGTAAGCGAATGGTCGCGTGAAAACAGCGAAATTCCGGTATATCCTTTTGAAGAGGACAAAGTAACTCAAAAACTAGGTACACCGTATATCGGCGATGTGTTGGGCGGATTAAATAAATTTAAGCAAAATGCTATGAATACGGCATTGACCAAAGGTGCGGCAATGTCGGATTATGTACCGGGAACGCTTGACGCAGTGCATAAAGGGCAGGGCGTGCTTAATGATATGATAAACGCGTCTTATGACAATACAAATCCGTTTAATCCCAAAGCGACTACCGAAACAAAGCAGTTAATGGAATTAAAGCAAGTTTTTAATAATATGCTTGAGCCGAGCGGCGTCAAGCCGTTGGATGCGCGTATTTCAAAAGCAAAATCTTTAGAGTATTTCCGCGATATGGGGTACAAGTTCAAGCCGAGCGAAACAAAGTTTGAAGATTTAGACATTAAGACATTGCGTGATAAACGCGCCTTTTTGCAAGGCAGATTACAAGCTATTCTTGACAATGTTAAGGATGATAAAAATCTGGCAAAGGCGATCAGAGCCGATGAAAATACGCTTAAAAAGTTAATGCCGAAAAAGAAGTTTTCGGAGTTATTAAGCGAAACAAGCCGAATTGATAGGGAATACACACGGCTCAATAAGTTAATGCGGCAAGCCGACAGAGCGATTGACAAGCCGATTGCAGCAGATAGGCCGATGTCAGAACGTTTGGAAACATCAAAATCTTATTTAGGTTCGCTGTATGACAAAGCAAATGCGCGTTTATGGCAAGATTCAAATACTCGTCGGGCGGCTGCGTTATTAAACGGCGGCGCAATCAATCCACAATGGGCGCAAACTTTAGAAGCGTATGGCAATCAATATAATCCTACATATTTGACGCCGTATTTGGCGCAGTATTTGGCAAATAATCAATAAAGCGTTTCACAAAGACAAGATACCTTGACGCACCGATGCATAGCGCGGCGCGAGGTATGACTTATTAACAATATTTAAGGAGGAAAAACTATGCCTTTTGATAGTAACGGCGTATTCAGCCGTGTTATGAACTGGACACAAGACCAGCAAGACGGAATCGCCATCGAATGCGGGCGGCATGATGACGAAGATGACAACTTCGCAAACGGTTTTAATAATTGTTTTTGTCGTGACGGCAGAGCCGCCGCAACCGGCAACTTTAACATGGGCAATCATAAAATCCAGAACTTAGCCGCCGGAACAGCAACCACCGATGCCGTGAATAAAGGTCAAATAGATAATATTACGACAAATATGGTTAAGACTTCGGGCAATCAGACTATTGCCGGTATAAAGACATTTTCGGCGACGATTTCCGGAAGTATTAACGGCAATGCCGCAACCGTAACGAACGGGGTATATACTACCGGCACGCAGACAATTACGGGTGTAAAGACTTTTAATGATCGTACAAATTTTATTAAATATATATACTCTGGGACGACAGAAGTTAGTTCGGGTATAACAGCTTTAAAGACCAATGTTACAAAAGGAACCGCACCAGCCGATACTTATAATAATAGGGTTCTTTTACAATCCAAAGACGGTGTAAGTGTGAATGAACGATTAGCAAGTGTTGAATTGTATTATAACACAGAGAATGTGACATCTGCGGTATTAAGTGCTTTTAAACCGGAGTTTGATTCAACAGCGCAAGCGATAATAGGTGTATATTATCCGGCAACAGGAAATCCTTACACAGTCGCACCAAATCCATCTTTGTCATCAGACGCAAGCGGATACACAAGACAAATCGTCACAGTTGGGTATCTTGAGGGTAATAATAGCGGCGTGGTTCATAAGACCGGTAATGAAACAATCGCCGGCACAAAGACTTTTTCTTCAAGTCCGGTAGTTCCTACTGTCGGAAATACGGATAGCACAACAAAGACGGCGACCACGGCTTTTGTGCATAATATTTTAGAGGCACTTTATCCAGTCGGCTCAATTTATATCGGAACGCAAAGCACTTGTCCGCTTGCAACGCTTATACCGGATTCAACGTGGAGCAAAATATCAGGCAACAAAGTGTTGCAATCGTCAAGTTCAAGCCATGCGGCAAATACAACGATAGACGCAGGATTACCGAATATTACGGGTTCGGTAATTGCAAACTCGGATTGGTATGACGGCACTAAGTCAAGTGGTGCATTTACAAGTTCAGATGTACCGACAAACACGCCGGGCGGATTAGGTTATGGCAGCGTGAGAAAATATACACTTGATGCAAGTCGTTCGTCCTCAATTTACGGCAACAGTTCAACAGTTCAACCGCCTGCATACGTTGTGAACGTATGGCGCAGAACAGCATAATCAAAGGGAGGTATGATATGACAGGGCGAGTTTATAATAATGTGATTGAAGTGCGGCAAGGCGATAGTTTTGAAATCAATGTGTTTGTCAATAATAAATGTCAGCCGGTAGATTTAACCGGTGCGACATTGCTAATGCAAGTAAAGGATAAAGACAGCGGAGATTTGATGTTTGAAGTCAGCGGCACGCCGGTGGATGTGGAACAGGGCAAAATGATGTTATATGTCACACCGGCATATTCTTCAATTCCGGTGGGCGATTATATAACCGATATACAAGTAACGACAGCCGACGGGCATGTTAACACCATTTTTCCGCCGAATGTTAATCAAGTGGGGACGTTTAGGATTACACAGCAAGTCACGGAGGGCTGATAATGGAATATAAGGTTGATAATGCAGAATTAACAGCCACTTTGACCGCTGTCAATCTCGATGCGGCAGTTATCGGGCAAGCTGCGCTTGAAGTGGCAATCGGCGAAAGTGCGCGGATTGATGTGGGCACGGCAGTCAATTACATTAAATCAGGCGCAGCGGAAATTGAGGCGGCGGTTCAAGAGGGAACTGCCGCTTTTGATTTGCACGCAAATGAAAAGAGGGCGGATTTTAACGAAAACGCCAGCAATAAAACGGAGACATTTAATACAAACGCAAGCGATAAAACTGCGGCATATAACCAGAACGCAGCCACGCAGACTACGGCATTTAATGAGAATGCGGCAATTAAGCAGGCGGCGGTTGATGCTTCGGCAGATGCGGCGGCGGCAAGTGCGACCACGGCACAACAATACGCTATCGGACAGCCAAGCGAGCCGAGCGGATATTCGGCAAAATACTGGGCAGAACAAACGGCGCAGAGTTTATCCGGCTTGCAAAGCGATGTTGCGGATATTCAGGCAGTTATTCCGGCAAGCGCGACCGCAAGCAATAAACTGACCGATAAAAGCTATGTTGATACGGAGCTAACAGCAAAGCAAAATATGCTTATTTCCGGTACAAATATTAAGACAATTAACGGGCAATCTGTACTCGGTGGCGGTAATTTAAATATTACAGCGGCTACGTCATGGGGTAATATTACCGGTACATTATCGGCGCAAACGGATTTACAAAATGCGTTAAACACTAAACAGGACGTAATCAACGATTTATCGACAATCAGAAGCGGCGCGGCGTTGGGCGCAACCGCAGTACAACCGGCAGATTTGGCAACGGTAGCGACTTCGGGAAGTTATAACGATTTATCAAACAAGCCGACAATTCCGGCGGCACAAGTAAATTCAGACTGGAACGCATCAAGTGGAGTTGCACAAATACTCAATAAGCCGAGTATTCCTACAGATACGGCAGATTTAACGAATGGCGCAGGATATATCACAAGTTCGGCATTGGCAAATTATGTTGATAAAAGCACCAACCAAACTATCGGCGGTGTTAAGACATTTTCAAGCACAATATCCGGAAGTATTAACGGAAACGCGGCAACGGTAACAAATGGAGTTTATACCGATACAAACCAAACAATCAGCGGGCAAAAGACTTTTACTGCTGTACCGATTGTTTATACTGACAATCCTTATATAGTTTTTGCCTCATCAAATTTAACCAAAGGAACAAACCCGTCAAGCACTGTCAGCGGGGTAATCGCATTAACCGGCAGCAACAAATCGACGGCATCTGCCGCCAGTTTGGCGCGTTTATGGCTTAATGTAACAGCCGACGGCACAACCTGTGCGGAGCTTCGCGCTTATAAAAATGAGTCCGGCAGTACGGCGGCGAAAATTTCCATATATTATCCGACCAGCGGGAGTGCTTATGTGGAAACAACGGCATATTTGCGACCGAGTAGTGATAACTCGCTAAACTTGGGTTACACAAATTATCGGTGGAAACAGCTTTATGCCGGCACAACCACGATTTCAACTTCCGATGAACGCTTAAAACAGGGGATTGAAAATGTGCCTGACGCGGTACTTGAGGCGTGGGGCGAGGTGGGATTTTATCGCTATAAGTTCAATGATTCGGTGGCGGAAAAGGGCTTTGATAAGGCGCGGTATCATACGGGAATGGTGGCGCAACGCATTGAAAATACGTTTAGGGCGCATGGCTTAAATGCTTTTGATTACGGCTTGCTGTGCTTTGATGAGTGGGCAGCCGAGCCGGAAGTCAGAGACGAAGAAAACGAGATAATCAAACCGGCAGTTGCGGCAGGCGACCGCTATTCTTTGCGCTATGAAGAATGTTTGTGCATGGAAGCGGCATATCAGCGGCGCAGAGCTGACCGAATAGAAGCGCGCTTGGCAGCACTGGAAGCGAGGTTGTAATGGATTGGGTGCAGATTATACAAGTGTTTTGCATTCCGGCATTCGGGTATTTGTTCTATGCCGTGGGATGCGTGCGCAAAGACCTTGAGGATTTTAAGGTTGAAGTGGCAAAAGAGGCGAAAAACTACGCAACAAACGAGGCAATATTGCGCGTGGAAAGCAAAATCGACGGCTTAAGAGATTTGATTATCGATGAGTTGAAAGCTAAAAAGACGGGGCGAAAATGATTGTAAAAATAATCAGCAAAATCTTGGCATTATTTGAGAGGAAACCGATGTATCCGATGATTGATGACGCAACAATTATTCAACGCTTAATGTTAAATGAGGGCGTGCGGAATAAGGCGTATTATTGCCCCGCCGGAAAATTGACAATAGGCATTGGGCGGAATTTGGACGATAATCCTTTAACCGCGGAAGAAATAGCCGTAATCGGGCATAATTGCCGCGGCAAGTGCATAACAAACGAGCAGGCGGCTTATTTGTGCCGGAATAACATAGCGCAAGTAAAAGCACAGCTTGACCGTGAATTGCCGTGGTGGCGGACGTTGGATATTGACCGGCAATTTGTGATGATCGACCTGTGTTTTAATATGGGAATTAAAAAGTTGCTAACGTTTAAGAAGACGCTTAATTCGATAGCAACCGGATATTATATTAAAGCAGGCGACCAGTTAATGCAGAGCAAATATGCGATGCAGGTAGGAGTTAGGGCAAGGCGTAATGCTTATGCACTAAAGACAGGCGAATGGATAGTGAATCCGCCTGAACATTTTTAAACTTGAATAGGGAGAATGACAATGGAAACATTACTTAATATTTGGCACGTAATCACACCTTATGCAGCGGTATATGGTGCGGCAGTTGCTTTTTGCACGGCAGTTGTAAAGGCAACCCCGAGCAAAAAAGACGACGAGATTTGGGGCAAAATCGTGAAAGTCTTGGACTTTTTCTCGACCGCCTTTACAAAGAGCGACCAGTTTCTTATGAAAAAAGGCGCAGAGAAATTGGCCGAAGAAGCAAAGAAAAATAAGTAATTCGGGTAAAAAGTCGGCGGATTATGTGAAAAAATCACATTTTCTGCCGATTTTCATTCAATATGTGCAAAAAATTTGTTTATGTGAGCAATTATGAAACAGCAACGGCTTAATTTCAGCGACTATTCAGCGAAAGAGCAAGAACGGGATGCGATGCGTTCTCGTTTCCGGCAAGTATATCTTATGCGGGTTGACGGCAAATGGGCGCATTATACACTTGTCGAGGGCAAAGAGGATTACGACAGCCACGACGGCGATTTAACGCAGACATATTACGAGGTCAAGCAGAAGTTACCGCAACACTCGGTTAAGGTAATCCAAAACAAAGGGCTTGAAGATTATCTGCGTGATATGTTACCGAAGAAGAAACAAGCGCAAACAAACAGTAAACAACTAACGATATGGGGGAAAAATGACAATAGAGGATATTAAATTAAATGATGCAGAACGTACAGTTTGCGAAATATGGACGCGCGTCATGGGCTATCATCGACCGTTGGAGAGTTTTAACAAAGGCAAGAAAGAGGAGTTTTACGAGCGCAAATGCTTTACCGAAGAAAAAGCGGTTGCAAGAATGAACAGTCAAGAAATACTTGACAACTCACTTGCGGCGGAGTAACATATAGATACTATTCTACGGAAGTCAATATGCGATTTCTAAAGAGGGCGGGGCTTAACGGCTCCGCTCTTTTTTTGTTTTAAAATCATGAAAACGAATCGGGTAAAAATTTGTGCTGTTTTTGTGCTGATTTAATAACACAAACCGCAATTTTTTAGCACAAAATAACGTTGAAGGGAATCGTAGGAATCCAGACGAAAAACAAAGCAAATCCAGAAATTACAACGATTCCCTAATGGTACGCGCTGAGGGATTCGAACCCTCGACCCACTGATTAAGAGTGAGATTGTCTATAACGCAATATCAATATGTTAGGCGGCTTTATTATCATTTTGTGCTGATTTTGTGCCAAATACACTCATATACTCATCATAAACAACACCGTCAACCAAGTGCGCATATTTTTCCGTTGTTTTGCTTGAAGTGTGATTGAGCGACTTTTGCACCGCCTTGATGTCGTGCGTTTTTTGATAGAACCAAGTGGCGTGTGTGTGGCGTAAAGTATGGAGTGTCTGATGTGGCACTCCGGCACGTTCTAAGGCACGTTTCCACGCTTTTTTTACCGATAAGATGCGCTCGCCTTTATAGGTAAACACATAATCGTTGCAATGCGGCAACGTTTTTAACAGCTCAATCATCGGCGGATATAGCTGTTTGGCAACCATGCGACCGCCTTTGTAGTTTTTATCCTTTACGTTGATATAAAACATATTGCCATGGATGTCTGTCCACTTGAGATTTAA